TACCCAGCTCTTCGGACGCAGCAAGCTCATTAAGCGTTTGCAATCCTTCGGGCTTACCTCAGCCCAGATCAACAAGCTCCCCACGGCTGGTGAAGCTTTGGGCAAAGCGCTTGTTGGTATCAATGGAAGCGCCGTTGGTGTGTTTGTTGGCAAAGAAGAAAAGGTTGGCAATGACGGTAACCTGAAGACCTATCCCAAGATCACGGGCACCTTTGCTCTTGATCCGGATGAAGGTCCGAATGCGGCTTAATTTTTAGAGCGATGCGTAATAATATAATCGCAGGTAATAGGATTAGCCGGTGCCAAAAGTATTCACCGAAAGAACGCAACAGATGCTGTTGTTAATCTCGCTCTAAAAGCATGCTTTTGTTTAGGGAGGTACCATGACGTTTAATGGGGTGAACATGAAAGACTCTTCCCCCGCCTCCTCTAATCTAAGCATCAATTGGAAGATTGTTCGCTCTACAAAAGAGCTTGAGGACGTTACTGCCGGATGGCTAGGCCCTCTAATTATGGACGTAGAGACTAAAGGAACATTGGGAGAGCCGGGTGCCGAATTGCTTGGAATAAGCATGGCTCCGGCTCTACTTCCTTCGGAAGGATTGCAGGCTATATATGTTATTGGCAACGTTTCTATTCCTCATAGCTTTTTCAATAAACTTATCGGGCATAATCATACTTATGATAAGCAATGGATTGATAGTACTTTTCAGTGCAATTCTAAGTGGATTGCTGATACTCGCATCTTATGGCATCTATTCGACCCTGATGCTTCACATGGAAGCTACAACCTTAAAGAAGCAATGGTCAAAGTCCTCGGATGGCCCGAGCCCAACACAGCCAAGCTCAAAGCGGAAGTAGAAGCTAGGGGCGGTAAGCTGAAGAATGGGGATCATTGGATGGCAAGCCAAGAGACGCTTGCCGAGTATGCTTGCCTTGATGCCTTTGCTACTGCAGAGCTATATAGGAAGCTCTCTCCCTGGTTCGATGCTCATGCTTATTGGGATCAGCTCAAAATAAGTATGCAATACTCAGAGCTTCTTGCTCTGAATACAAAGTTGGGTATAAAAGTTGATCGTGGGGGTTTACAAAAGGCCCACGATAGATTACTATCTAAAAAGGAAGCAGCAGAACGCCGCTTCCGTAAACTGATGAAGGGACCGATAAGTGAACTCGAAGAAGATTGGGCGGATCGCAAGGCGGCTAGCTATAAGCGAGAATATAACAAAATATATTACTTGGAACACCCCGAGAAATGGAAACACTTCAATCTCAATAGCGATGCTGATAAGAGGGAGTTGTTCTTTGACAAGCTCAGACTTGCAGTTACTGAAACAACTGAAGCCGGCTTGCCCAGCGCCTCGGCTGACGCTGTCAAAGCCTCTGGTCTCAACCCGAAAGAACTTGAAGCTTATTTAACTTATGAGAAATCTAACACTCTCACAACGAATTTTAGTAATGCTTGGCTCCAATCATCATCTAATAATGGCAGGCTCCATCCAGGCTTTAATGTTTGCGGTACTGTATCATACCGCCTTTCTGGCTTTAAGCCCTATTTACTTAATGCTCCTTTTGATGAGAAGTATCTACTTCGTCACTTTAAAGTTGATGAGGGGATGGTAGGGGTGCATGCCGACCTTAGTGCAATTGAGCCCACCATCACAGCGCACTTTTCGGACGATGCGGGTCTGCTCAAAGTGTTTCGAGATGGACTTGGAGATATATACTTGGATCTGGCCTTGGAGCTTTTCCCAGCAGATAGCGGGTTGCAGAAGGGTTACAACCCATTACAACCTATATCCAGTGATATCAAAAAAGCTTTTGATAAGCAACGAAAGATCGCCAAGGTTATTCAGCTTGCTGTACAGTATACAGGAACGAAGCGTACGGTTGCTAAGAATCTTACAAAGCAAGGTATATCAACGACATTGGAACAAGCAGATGACTATGTTAAGGCTTATTGGCGGAAGTTCCGAGCAGTAGGCATGATGAACTACCGATTACGTGAACTCAATCGGTCACAAGGCTTCCTCAGGAACGCCATAGGGAGAATTATACGTGTACCAAACCCGGAATATAAAGATCTATCAAATCGCTTTATTCAATCTAGTGCCCATGATGTGCTTATGCTTTGGGTGCTGGAAATATATCGGCTTAGCAAACAGCGTGGTATTCATATTAGGCCAGTACTTCTTGACTGTCATGATAGTACAAGCAACTGCTGCCCCATTGACCAAGCCGGTGCGCTTGAGCAAGTCTACCAGGAAGCACTTGCGAACGTACAAGAAAAGATAGGTCTTAGTGTTACATTGAAAGCAGAAACTAAAAGATTTACGACCCTTGCAGGTCTGAAAGGAACTGATTGAAACGATTGATTGCCATTAGTCTTATATTTACGACAGTGCTGATCCTGGGGCAGTTGCTCCATGATCGTACTGAGTACCAAATTAGCCAATCTCCAGCTTGTCCACGGCGTCCTGAGGTCAGTGTGGCTTCTCCTCGAGTAGTCATCATCAATGATGAATGCACAGGTTTTATCCTAGCCGATGGCTACGTTGGCACCGCCAATCACTGTATGGAGCCTGCTGAGAAGAATGTTTTAGGAGACAAACAAACCGTTACCTTCTTTGATGGTAGCAAGGAAGTGTTTACTCTTATTGCTAAAGGAAATGCAGATGAAAAAGACTATGCTCTTTTGCGCGGTAGTACTCATGGGATTGCTCCTAGCCCAGTGGCCATGCTATCTCCGGCTGTGGATGGTGTTGTTAGGGCGGTAGGGTATGGCGGAGGCGACCGTGGACTTAATACTCTCCATATGACGGTTGGAGCCTATGAAGGGGAGTATGAAGGGTATATGAAAAGTGCTATTGTGGTGCTTCCTGGGGACAGCGGGGGCCCGCTCCTGGACGAAGAAGGTAACATCTGCGGTATCAATGTCCGCACAGGGTATCCAATCCCGATTGGCCTCAGCGTTAAGGCTTTCTACCTGGTGCAAGCTATGGTCAATTACGAGAAAGGGAACGGCAGTGGACGATGAACGAAGCAACATATATTGCTATTACGTTTATTCTCCTGCCAACAATTATGGCAGCAAGCCTACTTTTTACCATCGGGACGATCTACCTGGGCAAGGCTATCGGAGCTTATATGCAGTCACAGAAGCAGACGCGAAAGCGATTGCTGCAGCTGGAACAATCTCAGGCTTTCGTGGCACGGTCTGGGAAGAAAGGCTCTGGATTGACGTTGATTCGTACGAAGAAGCCGGGCGATTGGAATTAACACTTAAACAAAGAGGTCTAGATTATGAGGCATATGATTCTGGTGGTAAAGGGGCTCACTTCGGCATTCTACGCAGCAGCTATCCTAGTCATCTACTTCCAACAAGGGATCGGACTTGGTCTAGTGCTCTGGGGCTCGCTCTTGACACAAGCATATATACTAGCTTACATCTTTTTAGGCTTCCTGGGAGCACTCACGAACGTACTGGAAGGAAGAAAGAGCTCGTTGAAAAGCAAGCGGGGAAGACATTAATCTTACCTCCACATGAGAAACCTAAGATCCGCCTTTCTAGCTACACTAAGTCAGGTGATAGGAGTGTGTTTGATTGTATTAGGGTTCAATCTAATACAATCCCGGCCACTCTCGGTGAACGCCATGCTCACCTGGTTCGTCTTACTTATGCTCTTAGAGACGATGCTGCAGTGGATGCTGAAAAGGCTAGATGGTGGTTAGGAGAAGTGAATAAGCTTTATGAAGAAAGAAAGACAGAAGAAGAGCTTGACAAAATTATCAGCTCAATCTATAGTGAAGCAAGTAATCAAGGAGGCAAAAGGTGAGCAAGGACCCAAAAATGGAGACGAGCGCAGCTCGGATCCATATCTATCCAAAGAGCAATGGGCGTTTTGCGTGCTTGCATTGCGGCGCGCCAGTTACAAGTGGCGGGAGCGAAACCTTTGTAGACAAGAAGCACGAGTGTCTTACGGATTGTACAAATGTGCCCTGTGCGAAGGCATCTTCCGCAATCGAGACACCCAGCTCGACCACGTACTCCCCGTTGTCGATCCCTTGCTGGGAAAGCGAACTCTTGGAGAGCTTGCCTCCAGGCTCTACTGTGGACGGGAAGGATACCAAGTACTATGCATCGGTTGCCACCAATCAAAGTCCGAGTTTGAGAATGCAACAAGAAGAGAGGTACGACGTGGTCAACAGACCGAGGCATTACACAAAAGGAAGCATTGAGGTTTGGGACTTCATTAAGGATCAGGGACTTGACTACATGGAAGGTAATGTGGTTAAATATGTATGTAGGTACAAGCACAAGAATGGGTTAGAGGATCTTCGCAAGGCTAAGGCTTATCTGGACAAGCTTGTGGAAGGGTATGAGATTCTTGAAAGGTATAAATAATGAATTTATCTGAAGCTAAATTCATTAAAATATTAAGACTAGAGTTTGGGTGTACTTGGGGACGTATTGGAGAACTTTGGGAACTATACTATTTTACCGAAGAGCATGGGGGTCAACTGCTTGGAAGAGAGTTAGTTCGAGAGGCTGCTGATACCTTAAAAGAGCATGAAGAAAGTTGGGATTAATGACTTATAAGAGAGAAATTGAACACAAACATGTTCTTCATAATGTCACCATGGCTGACGCTGATGCTACCATCCAAATGGTCTTCCCCGGAAGTCTTGAGGAGCAGGGTACCTCTAAGGACGTCTTCTGGAGACACCACATGGTCGATTTTATACGACTCCGCGCCAACACCAAAGAGATGACCATTAAGATTACTGATCAAGATAACATTAACGATCGCATTGAAGAGAATGTTAAGGTAGATGATCTTGAGGTTACATCCAGGCTCCTGAATGCTCTTCATGGAGAGCCCAAAGGAGAGTTGACAAAGGAGTATCTGGTGTACTATACCCCTCTGGCTATTGTTTCACTCTATCGGGTGAAGGAAGATCAACAAGCCCGCATCTTCCTTGAGGTTGAGGCAGATGATCTTGAGGTTGTACAGGATATTAGCGAAGTCTTTAAGGAGTACTTTAGCATGACTAAGCAAGAGAAGAGTTTATATGGAATGTTCTTCGGAGACCAGAAGTAACTGGTTTCACAGGGGGGAAGCGCAATGCTTCCCCCTCCTACCAAGGAGGTAGAATGAAGATCTTTGTATTTGGAGACATACACTTCCCCTTTCATCACAAGAAAGCCCTCAAGTGGGCCTTAGGGGAACTTAAGAAGGAGAAACCGGATGTCGTTATTCAAATTGGTGATCTTCTTGATCAGTATGTTTTCAGCCGGTTTACTCGGAGCCCTAGTTTCATTACTCCTAGGGAAGAGATGGAACGGGGGCTCAAAGAAGCCAAGGCATTCTGGAAAACGGTCAGAAAACTATCGCCGAGGTCTCGCAGGTTTCAACTCCTCGGCAATCATGACATGCGGCTGCGCAAGCGTATTGGAGAAACACTCCCAGAGTTGGAGGCTGTGTATGATCCTAGGCAGCTCTATTGTTTCAGTGGCGTGCACACGATGCGGGATGACCGCGAAGAGCTTCGATTGGGAACAGAAACGATTGCAATACATGGACACCTCTCGAAGCTAGGCGATCATATGAAGAAGTTGGACAGTAAGGTTATTGTGGGGCATTCCCACACGGGTGGGGTGGTGTACAGCAAGCATAAATCCGGCATCCTATGGGAGCTCAATGCAGGCTACCTGGCGGACGAGTCCGCACTCCCCTTGAACTATGGTCCTACTCGGATGAAGGAATGGACGCTTGGGTATGGGCTCGTAGATTCTAAAGGTCCACGGTTTGTCCCTTACAAAGGAGGAAAGTAATGCTACCTAAACGAGTAAGAGCTAACATCAAGAAAGGCATGTATCCTCTAGTACTTATTGAAGTGCCGGATCATGCCAGCATGGACGGACATAGATCTGTGTACACTCCAATTTGCTATACAACTGGCTGGATCTATAAGGAAACTCCAGAAGCCTACTATGTGTGCAACTGGATCAGTGACAAGGTCAAAGATGATTGCAGTGGCTTTCATGTGGTGGTTAAGTGCAAGGGGCTTAAGATCCGGAGACTGGGGCTGTGAGCTTTCTATCAAACCTTAAGCTAACAATCATGCAATGGGTGTCACTCACGATGGCTGGTGCCATCGGAGTGTTGGTCCTTCTACTCGATCAGAAGGGCAGCGCTCTGCATCGAGCCCAAGTGCAGCTCCTGGAGGCCCATATGGACACCCAACAATTGGCTAATGATCAAAAGGTACAGGCTGCCAAGGACCGGTATGGAAAGGTCCGGCAAGACTACCTAGATTCACACGGGGGCAGTCAATGAAAATTTCTATGGACAACATGCAAAGAATAGTTGACTATCTAAAAAGTAAAGCAGTTGAAGAAATAGATTTCACCAACATATACCAACACACCTGCTACTTCGAGGGAAAAAACGAGGATACTAAAGAAGAGTATCAGTTTTCAATTAATCACGAAGGACAGTTTACTCTAAGAGTTACAAAGGAAGAATCCTTATGAGACTACTTCTTATTTGTTTCTTATCCGCTACCTTGGCCATGGCGGAAACTCCGCATGGGAAGTACGACCCCTGCAAGGATATCATTGCTGCTTGCGATGCTACCGTGCAGGCCCAAGATGAGAGTATTAAGGCCCTCAAGGCTAACCAAAAGGAACTAGAGAATAAGGTTGTAGACGCTGAGAATGAAGGAAGCGTGATGAAGTACTTTTACCTAGGAGTTGGCCTACTTGCTGGCTTCGGAGTTGGGTACTTGACAGTAAGCCGGCACTGAGGCAATATAGGGATATGAAGCGTAAGGTTAAAGTTTACTACAAAACAAGCCCCAGGCTGGTAGTAATGGTTTCGTTTGATGGTAAATCTTCAATAAAGGTTGGAGACTACCCGTTGGATTACATAGTAAATCTAGATGTAAGCACTTATAGATACATATCGATTGCTGTTCAAAAAGTCAGATATGAAACTAGAAGGGAGTATGTATGAAGTTAGTTACTCTATATCTCTTGGCTTACGGGATGATCCTCATGGCAGGTTATCTTACAATCACAGCCCATAGCCGCGCAGTGAGAGCCGAAGCGCTCGAACGCGCCACTAGAGTATCCTTTGAGAGCTACCTGCGCACACGAGGGCATATCGATGCCCTCTATACCTGCAGGGTGAAGTAATGCTAGATTTCATCTACTGCGCTGTAGCCAGCTTTATTGTTACGATTACTTTATTGCTCATATTTGAGCTACTATTTGGGTAGTACCGACTCCTGACGGCAGAGATTGATCTCTCTGAGGAAAATGGTAAGGTAAACTCCCAACGGCACTGCACGGACTATAAATAAACAGCAACCGACAAGTCCTTGGCGTCGGACCGGTGCCCCGGTTTATAAAGGAGAAACACATGAACGCTAAAGAAGCCAGATTGCTCGTAGAACGTACGTACAAAGCCCCCCTACCGGACCTCCTCAAGCACATTGAGGAGAACATCCTGGAGGCCGCCACGCGCAAACGAAGGCTGGTTATTGTCGGGGTGCCAGCCTCTACCCATGAGCATGATCTCTTCCGGGCCCGTAATTCCCTCCTAGAGAGGGGCTACAGCGTGATCATCAAACGTGAGAGTGGCATCCTAGCCGAGAACCTGGTGAGGTTTCCTTCTATCACATTCGAAGTATCCTGGTAGCGGGCAACCGCCCGCAGGCACAAAGTACCATTTTAAGGGCTTAGACCATGCAAATAAGCAGGGTTTAGGCCCTTAGTTTTAGTAGTAGATTGTAAGTGATTGATTGTATTAAAGGATTAGCCCCATACCATAAACATGGTACAGATGAGCTAAGTAGTTGATTAAGCTTGCATAAACAGTGATTGTTCTGCTTTACGCCGGTTCAGGAGTCCAGGATTATCCACTCCATGGACCTTATCCCATCGGGGGAACTCTTCGGCTGCCCCGTAAGCATCCTGCGCCAGGAGCTTCTTCAACAGAGTGGAGCTCTTAAAGGCTCCCATCCCAATGTTGTAAATAAAGCATACAAGCGCATCCAGTTGATTCTGAGTCAACCGTAGCCCCAGGTGACTGAGGTCCTGGGCTATGGAATTGGCGTGGTCCTTCATCATGGACATTGCTGTATTTACACTAATTGTCAGCCCTTCCACAATCCCTGGGCCGGTGGTCCCGTAGCCGATGGTCCATCGACCTCCCTGGTCTTCATAGGCTTCGAGGCGACAGCCCTCCCACTGCGTAATCAGGTTATAACAGGTCTGGGATGGCTTGTATAGCATTGGTGAGTTCCTAGGGTACCCTAAGGGTGGGGGGAAGGCTGGGAGAGGCTTGTGGGGCATTGTAGAGCAATCTAGACCCTATTACCAGGGGCGTCTAGCCGCCTTATGGACAATACTAGTATGCTTTGAGGCTAAGGCCTCAAGAGTTTCACGCGTAGCGTGATATTCAGGCTTAAGGCAAATATTGATATAGTAGGGCTTACCTGACTTCCTA